ATCTTGATAAAACAGTATCATAAAATGTTATAAATGGAATATCTCCGAAAGTTTTATTAGACATATAAAATACTATTAGATTTTATATATTAATTAGGTGAATTTATCCTGAATTTTTTTAAGAATATCATTATTATAAATACCACTTGGTTTATAATTTTTGGTTGAGTTAAAATCTTTATCAATCTTTAATTTTGAAATATTTGTATTGCCTGTATTTAATAATAAATCGTTTGGGTTTGTAGATACAGGATCATTGTTTCCATTTCCATTTCCATTTTCAATTTGAGGATTTGAGTTTACACTATTTCCATATCCATCTATAACAGTCCCTGTCTGTTTTTTATATTCTTGACGCACATAACCAGGGATCCAATGAGTCCAGCTAATAAAAATAAGATTTGGGTGTGTATATCGAACTACAAAATCATTCTCTCTTAACTTTCGTAAAATATATCCAGTACATTCTTCTACATTATATCTTGTTACACCAATCATCATTTCAGGTATTAAATACCAAATAAATTGTTCTTTACCGCGTGTTTGTCTAGAAGTCAATTTTATTTTATTATGAATACGATTTAATATTTTATTAAATAAATTCAATTTATTTTCATCAAATTCTCTCTTCGTTTCAAATAAATCATCCAAACTAATTTTATCAGATAAATCATTTTCATCAGATAATGTAAATATATTCATATTAATGTTTTAACAGAAAAAAAGTTTTAAAACTATACGATATTATAATATATATGATTCAACACTTAGTAATTAATGGCGGTGGTCCAACAGGATGGATGACATATGGTGCTGTAAAACATTTAATTGAAAAAGAATTTATACATTTAGATAACATAAAAAGTATATATGGAACATCTGCTGGAGCTATATTAGGGGCAATTTTTTTATTAAAACATGAATGGAAAACATTGGATGATTATTTTTTAAAACGACCATGGGATAAAGTATTCAAAGTAGAACCTAATAACTTCTTTGAAATGTATTATAAAAAAGGATTATTTCAATTTAGTATGGTAGAAGAAATAGTAATTCCATTAATGACTGCTAAAGACTTGTCAAAAGATATAACACTTAAAGAATTTTATGAAAATACTAAAATAGATTTTCATTGTTTTACAGTTGAAATAAATTCATTTGAAAAAGTTGATTTAAGTCATAAAACGCATCCAGATTTGTCATTAATTAAAGCGCTAGAGATGACAAGCGCAGTTCCTATATTATTTAGTCCTGTAATAGATGGCGATAAATGTTATATTGATGGAGGTTTGTTAGATAACTATCCGGTTAACGAATGTTTAAAGAATGAAAAATGCGATGAAACAGAAATACTTGGAATCAGAAATAGATGGAATACTAGTGATGTTATTATAAATAATGAAATGAACTTCTTTCAGTATTTACAATCATCGTTTGGACAAATAGTTAAATTTATTCAAAAAAATAACATAGCTAAATCAATTCGATACGAATTGAAGTGTTTATGTAATAAAGATTTATCAGACCATACGATGTGGTTAGAATATATGACAGATCAAGATAAAAGGAAGGATTTAATAAACGAAGGAAAAAGATATGCTGAGTTATTTATTAATTATGAAGAAGAATTAGGGAGACAAAGTGCTGTTTAAGAATTCTTTAAGATGTTCTACAGATGGTTTAGCATCATACTCAATTATTTGATTACCTTTAACAAGTTTAATAGTTGGAAAGCCTTCAACCTTATATTTATCAGCCAACTCTTGATTTTCCTCACCATCTACTTCGATGAAATTTAATTTATAACCATTAAAAATCTGTTGATTATATTCAGTCTTCATTTCCTCCCAAACAGGATTTGCTTTTTTACTATGAGGACACCATGTAACAGTAAAGAAATAAATATCTACTTCTTCAGCATCTCCTCCCTTTCCATCTTCGGATTTTTTAGGAAACTCGTTATTAGGAATATATTTTTCATCTACAAGGGGTGTTACATATTTGTTATAGACATAAGATGCTACAAATAAGAAAAATATGACAACTACTAATATCATCCAAAATCTTGTATTAGTTAATAATGTATAGGCTCCAGATTGTATAGTTTCTAACATATTATATATAAAAATATATAAAACAATAAATCAAAATACGAATTAATTAAATATTCCGTTAAAAATATATAATATTAATAGTCCAATTGATACACATAATAGTAAATTTAAAAGATAATTTGTTCTAACACTCGCTAAATTAGGATTAACAAACATATTATCAATATTAAGCAAAGAATTAGCAGAATTGATAGTAATATACAACGAATATGATAATATAATAATAATTATTAGTCTAATTAATCCTCCCATAATACCACTAGTTTTCATAGGCCCTAAAAGAAAGAAAAATATTAATAAGATAGAAATGATATTTAAATAAAATGTGTTTTTTGCCCCTTCTGAAAAATCATTATAAATAGATTTATAAGTGTCTTTCATAATAATATATATATGTGCGTAAAGTTTTTTCTCTAAATAATGTAATATGAAAACTCTTAGAAATAAAAAAAGTCGTCAAAATAAAAGCAAAAAAACCAAAAAAACTTTCAAAAAAAAAGATTTTAATGCTCCTGATGGATTTTTAACTAGTATATGGGGACCAGCATTATGGCACGCTTTACATACAATTAGTTTTAATTATCCTACAAATCCTACAGATAGTGATAAGAAAAATTACAGAGAGTTTATGTTAAGTTTAGTAAATGTATTACCTTGTAAATATTGCAGAGAGAATTTAATTAACAATTATAAAGAGTATCCACTAACTATGGAATGTATGGAAAATAGAAACAAATTTTCTCGTTATGTCTATAAACTACACGAAACAGTAAATAAATTATTAGGTAAAAAATCCGGACTATCATACTGTGATGTAAGAGAACGATATGAACACTTTAGAGCAAGATGCACAGAAGAAAACCCAAAACTTTTTAATTTTAAGAAAACTAGAAAAAATAAAAGAGAAAAAGGATGTACAGAACCGCTATATGGAAAAAAAGCAAAATGCGTAATTAAAATTGTTCCTAATGAAGAAAAATGTAAGACTTTTCAAATGGATAAAAAATGTAAAAAAACAAGAGAATAATTACATATTTTATATCATTAAAATATATAATGCCAAAATCAATAAATAGAAGCAGAAGTAGAAAAGGTGGAAAAGCAGCTAATGTAACACCAAATCAATTGTCAGATCCAATTCAATTGTCAATGCCAAACAGTAAACATAATACAAAATTAGATGAATTATTGAATAAATACAAAGATAAGCCTTCTCTTAAAAGTTTAAATAATTATGCGAAATTTTTATCTTTAGGATTTACATCATTTATTAAAAATGGAAAGATTACACTATTAGAACAATATGGATATTTTTTACAAAAAGATGGTGCTATATCATTTGATGAAAGTGTATCTAAATTTAATACAACTATTGTTGAAATAAACGAATATGCTAATAAAAAATTAGGTTCGGATACTACATTGGGTTCCGCAAGTGAATTATTTGGAGAATCCATCAATGAATCTCCTGATTTATTTGTAGAATACTCATCTGTAATTAGGTTTGCTTGGGAGTTATCCGCAGATGACAAAATAGATTCACTATTACCTTCAATGAGTCAACAAGGTGGAACAGTTAATGAATTATCAGGAAATGGTCAACTGGTTAGAAGAGAACCAGTCAGAAGAAATCGTTTATTAGCTGTTATTTACATTATGATGTTTATATTTTCAATACTTGCGATATATCAACAAATTCGTGGGTTAACTAATACTATAGCTGATTTATATAATGAATACGGAGAAACTGATATTAATGGAAATGTATTTAGTTTATCAGTAATTCTTCAGATTGTTCAAGAATTATTTACTGGTGCTTTTGAAGCAACGATACTTGGATTTGGAGATACAGCTGCGACGAGAATAACAACAGCCGCTAGACAAATGACCCAGACTGCGTCAATAGCTTCACAACAGACTTGGGACCGTGGAATTACTAATGGAATTACAGGACTATTAACTGGTGCTACACAATCAGAAGTTACAGTTGCTGTAGATGAAGAAAGACGATTTCAACAATCACGAGCAATGGAAGATGCTACTAGAGCAATTAATCTTAGATTTCGGGATTTAAGACAAGATATTTCTAGCAGATGGTCAACATTAGTAATAGGACTTCATATGCTTCCAACATCAACTATATTGATGTTAAATTATATTAATCCTATCTATGTGAATAATGTAACAGCGGCTGCAACTATGGGAGCATTGAGTAGTTCTCTACAATCTCAAGGGTTTATTACTATGACGGCATTAATTACAAATTATGGAATAGCTGGTAGTTCTATATATAGATCTATTCGTGGAATCAGTGATCCTCTAAGATTAACACCTCAGGAACAAGAACCTATTGTTTATGTATTTAGTGATGAAGGGGCGCAAGAAACAGCGGAAATACAAAGGAGCGTTATTGAAGATGGTGGAAGGGTAATAGAATTAGATTCAGATTCAGAGGATGATTTCGATGCCGATTTAGACGATGATGCTGCAAATGCCGCGAGTCTATTAGGGTTTGCGAATTCCAGTAGACCACCATCTGGAGGGAAAAAAAGTAAAAAGGCTAAGAAAGCTAAAAAAACTAAGAAAACCAAGAAAACCAAGAAAACCAAGAAAACTAAGAAAGTTAAGAAAGCTAAGAAAGCTAAGAAAACCAAGAAAGCTAAGAAAACAAAGAAGGCTAAAAAATAAAAAATTGATTTAATAAATAATATAATTTATTTAATCAATAATAACAATGGATAAGTCTACCGCAAAAGAACTACATAATAATTTGAAAAATTTTGTCATTGACATAAGAAATAATAATAATAATATAGATGAAGTTATTTCCCATGTGTCAGGAAATAGCTCAGAAATTAAACAACTGTTACAACTTTTAAATAGTATTGAGGATGCCAAACAAAAACAACAAGAACAACAAAAAAATCCCTAATTTATTTACATACCAAATTGACTAAAATCAGCCATAATAGGACGAGGTAAATAGTTTTCATTAGAACTTGCGTAGTTAGGCACTTTTTTACATTCAAATGCTGGTTCAGGACATCTCTCACACGCAGGACATGGTGGACATGCTTCTTGTCTAGGACAAGAACTGGCAGCAGGACAAGCAGGACATACAGGTGGGACAATTTGAGATTTAAGAATGTATAAGTCTTGTTGACCAGCAGGAATATCGGAATAAGCAACACCACTAGATGAATTATTTGTGTTAGCTACAACAGCACTTCCA